ACTGACAAGCAACACGAATACATTCACGCAGTGCGTGAGGGAGCCAGGTTAAAACTTGCCGAGCAGGGGGTAGAACTTACCCCACTACAGGTGCAGGAGTTAAACTGGGCGCAAGTCAAGGCGGTGGGCGAGAACAAGACCGCGAGCCAGGTCGCGAGAGGCGAGACGGTGCAGAGCGCGATACCTGGCTACACATTCAACCATACCTGGGAAACGGCTCCGGGCGCGCCGGATCACTTTGAGGGTATTCCCTCCTCGAAGCTTGGTGACTTTCACGAAACATTGAGAGGCGCGGTGATTGACCCATCTACCGGAAAGGATCGGTTGATCTCTGGGATGGGCGGAGAGTTGCAGTTACCGGCGATTGATGGCGTCGGCGTTTACAAGGGGCAGACCGCTCCAGGGACCACATCACGTTCACTTATTTACCAGAAGGGGCGTGAGATGGACCCAACTTCGCAGGCTAGGATTGACGCCACAGAAAGTACAAGAGCACTTATGCTTGGCCAAGAGGGCTACGCGGGTAACCTAGTGGTGCCTGCAAAGAAAAGCGATTCCCGCAAGTCCCTTGATGCTGTATCTGTATCCGGGGTTAGGCTAAACGACAAGACGGCAAAGGAATTGGACGCGCTGCTCAACGAGAGGTTCCCTGGGGCTGAACCAACTTATGCTATAACGAATACCGCCAACGGTTTCTCAATTTTGAATTTAGGGAATGAGAAATTTGCGGATAATTTCAAAGGAATTCAGAACGAGATACAATCTGTCCTTGGGGAAAACGCGCATGCGGCGCTTGGGCGTCAGGTCCAGCCGGGGCTTTACGGCGAACTGGACTGGCCGGGTGGTAACGCTACTCGCGACATGCTGGAGCAGATTAACAACCCCAACGCACTCAGACTACGAGAGCATGCCGACTCCCCGGCTACTCGCCAGGTAGCTGGGGATATAGCCGGGGCATACGATGCGTTGCAGGCTTCTGGCGCAGGCATGCCGAACGCTAAGCTACTAGAGGTACTTAAGGTTTGGTCCCGGAGCGGCATAGAGGGAGTTGAGGCGATGGTGAAGGCTGGGACTGCTCCGGCGATTGCCCTGGGGGTTCTGTCGGGCTTTGGCTCGCGGAACGACCGCGCCGTTGCCCCGCCCGGAACGTAGAGGAGCCGCTACAGCCGAACTTGCTGTACCATTCTTCCTCGCTGACTATCTTGGCCCATTCTTCTTCTTCCGCTGGAACTTCATTTTGATTAGACATCGGCACTCTCCAGTTAGTTAACATGGAATTATAACACAAAAAACGGGTGTTTAACAGTAGGAGTGATTAGATGTTCAACAGTAGGCGCAATCATTTAGCTGAACCACAACAAGAGCCGATGGACCCGATACTTCGGCATCATTACAGCAACCTAGCAAACAACACAGCGGTGGAGAATGACGACGGGTCATGGTCAACGGTCTATACGACGCAGGTAGACTTGCCGAACGCAGAAGGGCAACGCGTCCCGACGCTCATACCAACGGTCTGGGATGGCTCGATACTAGAACCAGATGCGGCGGTCAAAAGGGCGCTAGAATCAGGGATAAAATGGCCGACAGCGCCGACGCACCCTGAGCTGCGCAAGTACGACATTAATCTGCACAAGGACATGCGGCCAATGTCCCCGCAAGAAGCTCAACGCATGCTGACGCCACCGACCAACTCTTTACGGGGTGACTAGATGTTCACAGCTCTCATACCGCTGCTTGGCGGCATACTTGACAAGGTTATACCAGACCCTGCGCGACGCGCAGAGGCCAAGCTAGCGCTACTGGAAGCCCAGCAGGCAGGCGCGCTCAATGAGCTGAAGGCGATGCAAGATATCATTGTAGCTGAGGCTAGCTCCGAACACGTCCTCACAGCGACGTGGCGGCCCGTGGTGATGCTTACGTTCACCGCGCTGGTGGTTGCTCACTTCCTCGGCCTAACGGCTGAGAACGTCTCCGAGGAGATGGTTGACGGGCTTTTACAGATAGTGCAATACGGGCTAACCGGCTATATAGTTGGCCGCAGCGCAGAAAAAGGGATAGCAGCATGGAAAAAATGATGCTCCGATGGGAGCGGTTCAAAATCTGGTATAGTGAGGAGGCTGGCATGGAAATGCTTAGCGTCGCTAGCATTTTAATGTCCATATTCTTTGTGGGCGTCTTGTTTGGCATGTGGGTGTGAATGTAGCCGTAATCGTCGAGAAGGTCGATATAAGGCCCGTAGAGACGTCTTCTAGGTCTAGCGCACCCAAGGCATTACTAGCCCGCATAAAGTCCAACAGCAAGGAAATAGAGAGGCTGCTTGCAGAGATAATCACGGAAAATGACGAGAATGAACGTAAGCTGCTTGTTAAAGCCTGTAATCAGGCAAAGAAGATACACGCGCAGCTAATGGAGCAGAAGCAACGACAGCGAAACAACGCGGCGGTCTTTATGTTTGGGATGTTGAGGTAAGAGAAATTTATTTCAATGAAAAACAGATTTCAGGACACGTTAGTCAAAATACAGCTAGCGACACCACCACCGGCACATATGGCTACGACTGCCGCGCAAAAGGTAACGAATGATATGGATGCAAACGTAAAGAGTGTCGTCGCGATACTTGAGGCAAAAGGACATTGTCCGGTGACCAAGCTGGTCGAGGCGTCAAAGGACGCTAACCTCAACGCAGCGCAGCAAGCGGCCGTCAACAAGTGGCTCATGGAGCACGCTTATGCTAAGCCGAAGTCGGTCGAGATAACTGGCGCTGCTGGCGGACCGATGCAGGTTGTATTCGGACAGGCCGAACAGGATTTTTAAGCTAACGTCGAAACAGGTCGAAGCGAATGAGCTGTTGAGGCTCGACGCTAGGCACACGCTATTCGAGGGCGGTTCACGTAGCACTAAAACATTCACGATCTTGCGCGCTATGGTGTACCGGGCGTTGAAAGCGCCGAAGTCGCGACATGTAGCCCTACGGTTCCGATTCAATCACATTAAGGCGAGCGTCGGGATGGATACGTTCCCGAAGCTAATGGAACTATGTTTTCCCGGTATCGACTACACGCTCAGCAAGTCGGACTGGTATATCAGGTTTCCTAACGATAGCGAACTGTGGCTTGGCGGGCTGGACGACAAGCAGCGAACAGAGAAGATTTTAGGCAACGAGTACGCGTCCATCTTCTTCAATGAGGTGTCACAGATAAGCTACGGAGCACGGAATACGGCTCTGACGCGTCTAGCGCAGAGATGTCCGTACACTAACCCGCTCACTGACAAAGAGGAGGTTCTCAAGCTCAAGGCGTTCTACGACTGCAATCCACCGAGTAAGGCGCACTGGGTTTACAAGCTGTTTCACAAGAAGATCGACCCAGACAGCGGTAAAATGTTGCAGAACACTGGAGGAAACTTCACCAGCCTGTTGATGAATCCGCGCGATAACGCGGAAAACTTACCGCCAGGTTATCTCGAAGAGCTTGAAAACATGCCAACACGGCTGCGTAAGCGCTTCCTTGATGGACTGTATGCCGATGTGGACGATAGCGCGCTATGGACGGTCGAGGTACTCGACAAGTGGCGAGCAGACGACCTTGTGCCGCTGCCTGACTTCCAGCGTGTGGTGGTGGCGGTAGACCCAAGTGGAGCTGACGACGACCCTGACAAGAACAACGACGCTATCGGCATCACGGTCACCGGACTGGGCACCGACGGCAACGCATACCTGCTTGAGGATGTCACAGTAAAGGCAGGGCCAGCGACGTGGGGACGAGTGGCGGCTAGTGCCTTCGATCGGCACGGTGCCGACCTGATTGTAGCAGAGCAGAACTATGGCGGCGAGATGGTGCGGTACGTCCTAAAGACGGCTAAGCCGAACGCGCATATCAAGCTGGTTAATGCGTCGCGCGGCAAGGTGTTAAGAGCTGAACCAATCTCGGCATTGCACGAACAAGGCAAGGTCCGCTTCGTGGGGCACTTTCCAGAGCTAGAGGACGAGCTGTGCGGGTTCACCACCACCGGCTACATCGGCGAGCGGTCTCCTAACCGCGCGGATGCGTTCGTGTTCGGTGTGACTGAATTATTCCCTGGACTGACGCGCAAAG